GGAGCAATGGGTTACAAGTTCCAGTTCATTACTCTCGCAGGGTTTCATAATCTTAACTATCATATGTTTGATTTGGCTTATGGGTATGCTAGGGATGGCATGTCTGCGTTTGTGGAACTACAAGAAAAAGAATTCGCAGCAGCAGACAAAGGTTTCGAAGCAGTAAAACATCAACGCGAAGTGGGCACTGGATATTTTGATCTATTGACTACTACTGTTGAAAAGGAAGCATCGACACAGGCATTAAAAGGCAGCACAGAAGAGGAGCAGTTTCATTAATGTTAGAAACCATTTGTGATATTCTAGTAGAGGCCTACAAACGCAATTGGATTACGAGTAGAGATGGCAACATCTCTATTCGTCATCACGATCGTGATCATTTTTATGTCACACCCAGCGGCGTTCGTAAACAGACACTGCAACCAGATCAGTTCAAAAAAATTAAAATTAACAAAGCAATTAATAGCGGCTCAGGCACAGCAGAAATGATGTATGCTTGGGAAGAAATGCCATATAGTGATATTAGTATAGGATTAAAACCAACAGGAGAAATGCCGTTACATTTTGGATTACAGAAAGAAATATATGAGGATGAAGTCCGAGTAGTTACTCATATTCATCCTACCTATATCATATCTGCGATGCATGCCGGTATCGAGTTGTCAGAACTAGTCAAATACTTTCCTGAACTTAGTCGTTATACCAGAGTAGCACCTAATGTTGGTGATGTCCCGCCTATTAGTCAAGAACTAGGCGATCAGTGTCATGAAAAGTTGGGTTTAAATTATCGGACAGGTGAGATTAAGTACGATATAGTTGGTATCAAAGGACATGGGGTCGTGGCGATAGATTCAACACCGTGGCGGTCCTTTGAACACATTGAGCGTTTAGAACACATCTGTAAAATAGTTCTAGCCTCGGGGAACTATTAATGTTAACAATCTTATATACCTTGGTGATGGTACAAATCACCATAGCCTGCGTTACTCTCTATTTGCATCGTAGCCAGGCACATCGTGCAGTGCAGTTTCATCCCGCGGTCGCACACTTAATGCGTTTCTGGTTGTGGCTGACCACAGGTATGGTCACTAAAGAATGGGTAGCCATACATCGTAAACACCATCAGGCATCCGATACCAAAGATGACCCGCATAGCCCTAAAATATACGGAATATGGCGTGTATTATTCGGCGGCGCATTTTTGTATGTCAAGGCTGCTAAGAATAAAATTTTGATACAAGAGTTAGGACATGGTACTCCTAATGATTGGATCGAAGAAAAGTTATACACCCCGCACAGTCGCCTAGGGATTCTTTTAATGTTGATCATAGATCTTGCTCTTTTTGGCCCTGTGGGATTTGTGGTCTGGGGTGTACAAATGATATGGATTCCTTTCTGGGCTGCAGGAGTAATTAATGGACTCAGTCATTGGTGGGGTTATCGTAACACAAATACAGATGATACCAGTAGGAATTTATGGCCCTTGGGTATTTGGATAGGCGGAGAAGAACTTCACAATAACCATCACGCAAATGGTGCTTCTGCTAATTTCAAACAAAAGCGTTGGGAAATAGATATAGGTTGGATCTATATTTGTATACTAGAGTTTTTCCATTTAGCCAAATTACGCAAATCTAACTAACTTTCCAGAATAAATATCTGCCCAGGCAAATGAAAGGCAGATATGGAAGCAAGATATAAAGAACTAGAAACACTAGTAGGCAAGTTCGTTAGAGATGTACCAGAAGGCAAAGATTACGCAGATAGGCTAGCAGAAGAACTAGAGATCATAGCACGATTAGGTTTTGCCAAACACTTCTTACGAGTAGTAGAGATACTGGATCTCACTCGCGACATTCCTCACATAACTAGAGGATCAGCAGGCAGCAGTTTAATCTGTTGGCTGTTAGGTATTTCAGATGTAGATCCTATCCGAGAAAGGATACCACTGTCACGCTTTATGAATCCTAAACGTGATGATTTACCGGACATTGATCTAGATTTCCCTCACTGGCAGCAAGAAACCGTGATGAACAGGATCTTCAAACACTGGCCGGGACAGAGTGCTAGAGTTAGTAACTATGTGACTTACAAAGAAAAGTCAGCACTTAGGGAAGCAGCCAAACGCTATGGTGCTAAAGGCACACTGAAACGCAATTTTAAACTCGCAGATGTCATAGATAAAAGTTTTGTAGGAGAAGCAGAAAGATTAGCTAATAAACTGTTAGGTAAGAAACGTTGTATATCTAAACACTGCGGTGGTATACTGATATTTGATCGCTCAGTGCCTAAAAGCCTTATCAACGGTGACAATCAAATACTGCTAGACAAATATGAAATTGAAGATCTCGAACATTTCAAGATCGACGTATTGGCCAACAGAGGCCTTAGTCAACTATGGGAAATAGAACAGAGACCGTTATTAGACTATCCTGAAGAAGATGAAGCCACTGCTGAACTATTAAGCAGAGGTGATGTATTGGGAGTTACACAGGCAGAATCGCCTGCCATGAAACGGTTATGTAAGGCTATACAGCCAAAAAATAGATCAGATTGTGTACTAGCCACAGCGTTGATACGACCAGTGGCCACTATGGGTCGTCGCCGTGCTTCATTCTTTCAAGATTGGTCAAAGGACAACTTTGATGAGACTATAGTTTTTGAAGATGATGCTATTGAACTTATATCAGAAATATTAGGCTGTGATCAATACACTGCTGATATGTGGCGTAGAGCATTTGCTAAGAAGAACGAAGAAAAGATGTTTGAGTTTATGGAGTTGGTAGGTAATCACCCTCGTAAAGATGATGTATTCTTAGCGTTAAAAGAACTGAGCCACTTTGGATTATGTAGAGCCCACGCTATAAACCTAGGCAGATTAATCTGGGCATTAGCCTATCAAAAAGCACATAATCCAGCAGCGTTTTGGCGGGCAGCATTGAAACATTGTCAAGGATCATATGCTTGTTGGGTCTATCATCAAGAAGCCAAAATGGCCGGTGCCGTACCTGCTGTAGGAGAAGGCGGTGAAGTAGATGATCTAATCCACACAGGACGTTGGCGTTCACCCAACTTTATTCCAGTTTGTCAAGAAATACGCAAACCGGGCTCAGTTGAATTTTGTGGATTAGTTGCCAACTATCGAGTGTTTAAATCAAAACCTAAAGAATATATCACATTCGTTACATTGGGCACAGGCAACGGCCGCTATTTGGACGTGGTAGTGCCACACGCTATATCTTTTCACGAGCATCCAATACTATGGGGAACAGGCAAATTGGGATACAAAAATAATTCAGAATATGTTACAGTATACAAACATAAGAAACTAAATTTAGAACAAGTGAGGCACGTAAAATGAAATCAATGAGCAGAGTGCATCTGTATCCCCATAAAGAACCTAACGGTACTGCCTACATCGTAGCAGAGCGTAGGGGACTAAGGGCTTTGGCTAAGAAATTAGAACAGGCAGCAGATGGTGCTGTAGGACTAGAAACTATAATTCTATACGGATCCGACGGCCATCCATACAATCTAATGATAGTTACAGACATCACAGAAGACGAATGGCAAAATCTTCCTCTTCCTAAAGATAAAAACAGTGATCCTTCTACACTAGATATCGTTAAAATTTACAACGACTTAAAAACCACCGCCCAATAAGACGAAACCTCCCGAAGGAGGTTTCTATTCTATGTAAGCTGCTATGCAGCGTATAAATTACTTCTTCACGCCTTGATTAACAAATGCGTACATTTTCTCGGCGGTTTCTAGTACTTTATCTAAACCTGGAAACTCAGGCATATCTACCTTTGATAACACTTGTCCAGTTTTATCATCACGCTTAACAGAAACTTCCCAACCCTGCCATTTGTAGTTAAACTCTTGTCCAACTAGGTCCTTGGCCATTTCTAGGATCTCTGTGCGGATCTCATAACCGTTCTTATTAAATTTCACTTCTGGTAATTTCACTTCTGGTGCTGTGAATAATTGATTGTTTGACATAATTTTCTCCTTGTGTGTGTATGTCTTGTACCTTTAGGCGGTACCTTCCTTCTTTGGAAACCAATGTTTGCTAATGGAATCCACAGAATATTTAGCCATGTCGATGGTATTATTTACGGCCATCTTGGCGAATTGGGTCTGTGCATCAATATAGGCATGTGCAGCCTTATTCAGAGCAGGATCCTTAAAAATCTGATCAGTTACGATTTTTTTAGTATTTTGAAATGATTCTAAATAAAAAATTGGTGAAAACATAACTCCTCCTGTGTTTGTGTTAAATGTATTATATATGTAAGGTTGCATAGGGTCAAGAGTTATCATGGCTAAAATCTCCTATCTTGCTCTATTAATTCAATAAACCTAGCGCAATCTTCCCAATGTGTAAATCTTCTGATTACTTTCCTGTTATCGGGAGTTAAACTTTTCAAGATAAGGTCTTCGTCACTGAATTGCGCAACAGCAGTAACATAGCCCCATTGATTACGCCAAGGTCCCCATAACTGATATGGAATTTCTTTGAAATCCATTTCACTTTTGCATCAAGCGTTTGGCTTCTTCATGTAGTCCTCTGCGAGCCAATTCTGTTGCTGCTCTGGCTGTGGCCCAAGATTCTAGTAGGCCGGATAGATAATTAATAATTTTTTTCATTTTTGTAATCTCTGTAAGTGTACGTAGACTAATGGTTTCTACTGATTTATTTATCATTATATATTGCGATCGCACAAAAAACAACATATTGACAGCCAAAAATAGATAGTTTATTATAGACTGTTGATCAGTTAAATACAGTATAGAATTTGGATACCCTATGAAACTTAGAACTAGAAGCATCCTGCAAGAATTAAACAGTATTGCTGAAGTGCGCAGTACGGATTCGCTCGTAGAAAGCCGCGCCACTAACATTATAAATTCTGCTATAAACCTACTGGAAAGTATTCATAAGTATTACGAACCAGAACAAGCCGATGAGTTAGAGCGCAGACTAATTAATGCAATTAAAGGACAAGACCCGTCTAAATTTGTTAGAGGAGTTCGTAGGATCTCTGAAGAACGTAAACAGAAACGAAAATTAGAAGAATCAAAAGATGAGTGATATTTTAATAGAAGGCGGCAACGTTTTCAAAGGTGCCGATAAACAACCCTTAACACGTAGAATAACTAGGGCCGAAATACCTACCACTATAGTCTATCTAGAAAAAGAAACAGGCGTTGATTTTTCTATGGATAAAGACGAAGAAGGTGTGCCTATCAAGTGGCTAGGAACTACTGGTCGTAAAGCAGACAGCGGAGATCTTGATCTTTCTGTAGATGCTAACGAAATTAATAAAACCGAATTTGCAGACAAATTAAGAACTATATTTGGCAAGGACAGCGTTAAACTTAGCGGAGATAACGTACACCTAAAAACACCTATCAACGGTAATGTAGAAAATGGATTCGCACAAACAGATTTTATGTTTTCTGCTAATCCTAAATTTCAACAGGGCAGTATGCTAGGAGGAGGACCAGATAGTCCTTTCAGAGGAGAACATCGTCATATACTTTTAAGTTCAATTGCTAGAGCAAGAGGTATGAAATACAGTCCTAAGTTCGGACTGATGAATGCTGAAACAGATGAGACCATTCCGGGCGGTGACGATTGGAATGTAATTGCAAAACAACTATTAGGACAAACGGCTAAGTTAAAAGATATTAGAAGCGTTGAAAGTATTATTGCTTACATTAGAAAACTGCCTAATTATGAAGAACTTGTGGCAGCAGCCAGAGAAACACTAGGACGTTCAGGAATAGAACTACCTAAGAATGAAGCCTTTGAAAGTTATCAACCGGGCAGTATAGGCTGGATGCGTAAAATGATTAATATAGTAAAATGAGAGCCTGGGAATTAATTACTGAAAAATGGAGCGAAAAATATAAACGCTCTATTAATTGTTCTAGACCTAAAGGGTTTAGTCAGAAGGCGCATTGTGCTGGTCGTAAAAAAAATGAATCAATAAATGAGGAAGAAGCAAGTCCTAAGAAAGTAGGCCGAGATTTCAATCATCTAGAAGATCTTGTTTTCACAGAACCCAATGGTGGTTCCAGAGCCGTACAGGTATTAAAGGATCTAGCACAACCTGCATCAAAGATATCTATCAAGTGGGACGGTAATCCTACTGTGTATTGGGGTCGTGATGAAGATGGCACCTTTCGTATGGTAGGCAAAAATAATTGGGGTCGAGAAGAGGGTAAATCATCTAGTCCAGAAGAACTTGCACAGTTCATCAACAGCAGAGGCAAAGGTGAAGAATGGCGAGCCAAGTTCGCAGGAGATATGGCATCTATGTGGCCCGTATTTGAAAAGGCAACACCTGCAGATTTTAGAGGATATGTCTATGGCGATATTCTTTTCCATCCCGGCAAACCTTACGAAGGAGCAGATGGAAAAATTAACTTTACGCCTAATCAAACCACCTATGCTGTAAAAGCAACCAGTCCTATAGGACAAAAATTAGCCTCAGCGAAAATAGCAGTGGCCGCTCACAAAAAGTTTGATTATTTTGGAGACAAAGGCGGCGAAGATTTTGACCAACCAGAAATTTTCAGCAAGACACCAGAATTAATAGTATTCGGTCAAACCTATGTAAGTCACCGACCTGCAGTAAATGCTGATAACATAGGCAAAATAGAACAATTAGTCAAACACAATGCTAATAATATTAATAAATTCCTAACACCGCAGGCCGGACTCAGCGATTTACAAACGATTATCTACACTTTTGTAAATGCCCAAAGTAAAGCCAAGGCTTTAGATAACATTAACACCAAATCGTTTTTTGCTTGGTTACCTAGCAGTAAGGTATCAGCACCTAAACAGAAAAAAATTGCCGATCTTTCAGCGTCTAATAGTGGTGTTTTAGATACGATGTTTAATCTAGTTACAGAATTAATGAAAGCAAAAAATGAAGTAATAGATGAATTAGATGCAGCCGAAGGAGATATTGTAGCATCTACAGGTGGCAAACCCGGGGGTGAAGGATATGTCAGCACCAAAGATGCTGTAAAACTTGTGCCCAGAGATCGTTGGACCCCATTTAGAGCCGATTAAGACGCCTACACGCCTGTTTTCTTCCAAAATCAATAAATAAATGTGCCGGTCCCGGAGCGGGACTGAG